AGGCCTGTTCGATCTCCTCGCGGCTGAAGGCGTCGAAATCAAGGTCCGGCACGGTGAACCACAATTCAGCAAGAAGGACCGGCCATGACGCCCACTGACCAAATAGCGAGAGAGGCAGGCAATGTCGTTTGAGCAAGAACTGGCCGACGCGCTGGCGGACAAGCAGCTTGAGCCGTATCGTGCCATCGCCCTGGCTGTGCGAAAGCAAATGCTGGACCGGCTTCCCGATGACGTGATCGACGGCATTAGCAAGTCGCATATCGTGTTCGGAACCGCTTGCGCCCATGCAGCCCTCAACGCCTCGAATAGCCGAGAGGATATACTGGAGGAAGCGGAGGGCTCCTTGAAATTGGCGCGAGATGCACTGTCCTTCTATGCCAGTGAAGACATTTATGCGGCGCTCGCTTTCAGGGACGGCCCCGGCACGCTCCCCATTCTAGCGGCGGATCGAGGACAGATAGCGCGGCGAGCCCTAGATAGCATTACCCCGCTGATAGGCCTGGGGAGGGGGATAATGTCGGGGGGTGACCGACCCTATTCGGGCGCGTCGGCAAACCGACCGGGCTGCGAGCCTACGGCCTCAGCCCAAGAGGGCTTCGCTGAGTCGCATCCCTCGCGCGGTGAGGGCCATGACGGCTGAGCGCTGCAAAATCCGGGAAGCGAGCCTAATCACGGGTCTCGACATTCGGACCTTGCAAGACAAGGCCGCTCGGGGTGAAATACCCGGCGCGGAAAAGCCGTTTGGGCGCTGGACGTTCGACATCGCCAAGCTGCGCCAACTCCGCACGAAAGGACGCCTATGCGCGGTCTCTATCAAAGGAATGGGATATACTGGGCGCGTTTCAAGGTCCGGGGGATCGAGTATCGAGAGAGCCTACGAACGCGTTCTCTCGCAATCGCGGAGCGCCGGATGAGGGTGCTACGGCAACAGGTGGAAGACCGGGCTTATTTCGGCGCCGGCGAGCCCGTGTCGTGGCAAGCCGCAGTCGTCTCATGGGCGGGCGCATGGACGCAGCTTGGCATCGGGGCCTCAACCGGCAAGCGCTACCTTATGAGCCTTGGCCAGGTGCGCCGCTATTTGGACGGCAAGCAGATCCACGAAATCGACATCCCGCTGCTCAAGGAGATCGTGCGGGCGCGGAGCAAGTGCGGCACGACCAACGCGACGATTCGCCGCGACCTTACCGCCATCTCGAGCGTGCTTGGCCATTGCGTGGACGAAGGATGGATCGAGGAAAATCCGGCGCGGATGATGGACCGCAGCCGGTTCAAGGAGCGCAAGGCCAAGATCATTCTTCCCCGGGCCGACAGCATCGCGGCCGTGCTGGCGATCGGCTCGCGCTTTACCGACATGGCCGAGTTCGCCCGCGAGACGGGGATGCGAGAGGAAGAGATCGCCGGGCTGGAGCATGACCGCGTGGACCGCAAGCGCATGGCCGCCACGCTGGAAGAGACCAAGGGGAAGGCGGTACGCGAGGTCCCACTATCGACCAAGGCGCTGGAGATCATCGACCGCCAGCCGCAATTCCTCCGTTCGCCATTCGTTTTCTGGAGGGGTGCCGGCGAGCGCTTTTCCAACGTCGCGGCGCAATTCTACGCGACGGTCGGCCGCGTGGCACGGAAAGCGGCACAGGATCAGGCCCCGTTCCGCCGCTTCCGATTCCACGATTTGCGCCACCTTCACGCCGTCGAATATCTGCGCGAGCGGCGCGGGAGCCTGTACGACCTCCAGCTAAACCTGGGGCACAAGTCGATCAAGACGACCGAAGGATATCTCGCTCACCTGACGCCGGAAGAAAAGCTCGCCGCGATTCACGGGGTGCCACAAAATCCGGCACAAGACGAGCGGTTTGCCGACGAAAAAGGTGGCGGAAATGGCTGAAATCTGCCATATTCTGACGATGGGAAAGAGCCGCGCCAGAGACTTAGCAAACCGCTGGTTTCAGCCACTCACCCACGTCTCCGGCGGCGGTTTTCCTAGGGATTCCGCGCGTTACGGTCAACGCCGTTCGCGCAGAACGCGCGATTTGCAGCGGTTCGCGTCGGCACAGCGGGCGGCACATTCTGTTCACGGGAGGTTCGCATGACGATACCAAAAAGCGGTGACTATAACGAAACGCGCAGCGGGCTTAGCCGGCCACTCCTGCGGTTGACGAGAAACAGCACCTCGCGCGGTCCTTTCTGGGAGGGGGACTATGTCCATCGCGCGGGCATCGTGTCGGTGCTGCGCGAAGGTCCGACGCCCGCCTGGCCTAACGGCTACACTCGGCTTGACGCCGTTCTGGACGGGCGCCTCGTTTTTCGGTCGTGGGAACGCGCCTGGTCAGATCGAGCAATCCCGAAACTGGCCCGTCAGCTTCTCGAGCTATCGGCATGAGGTACACAAGGAGGATGGCCACAGGATCAGGGCGAATGCCGCTCGCTTGGGGCGAGCGTCACCGCGTGCTCATCCTTCGGACCAAGCCCGTCTGCGCGGTCTTGGCGCTTCGCGTTTCGCCCGACTTTCGCTAGGAGTGGATTATGACCGCCGAAGACATCGCTATAGCCCTTAACTCGTTCCAGCTTGAGCAGCTCGTGGAGGTCGCCAAGAGCGGAGAGCGCGGCGTCGATGTTAGATGGGGCCCGTCGCCAAACCCCTTTTCGCTGTTCTTCATCAACAAGAAGTTTCCTGGCCTTCTAACTGGCTTCAGCGAGGAAGAGGATCGAGACGGGACGAGGGTGAAGCTGACCGAGCTGGGAAGAGAGGTCGCTGCGCAAGCGGGCGTTACCCGGATGGGCGGAGACGGCGAAGCTGGCTCCGTGGCGAAGCCATAGCACGCGGTCCGAAGGATGCGCCCAGCCTCTCCACCGCCTCTCTCAAGGTCTGAGCCCTAAGCCTGTAATCCTCTGCCGCTCTTGTAGAGCGCGCTAGACGCCGCTTCCGCCGTCACCCATCATGCCCTCCATCCTCGAAACCATCCCGCCACCTCCGCTCTAAGCCTACGATCAAAAACCAAAGCGCATGTAACATAGAAGGTCAGGGCCAACAGTGCCGCTAAAGCAGCCTCAGGGCCGGTCAGGGGAGCGAGTGGGGCGCAGGTCACCGCTTGACCTCTTGAACCTGCGCCACGCCGGCAGCGGCTTCGGCAATGCGCGCGCTGCTCTCGGCGGCCTCGCCCCCGCCCTTCGTTGCCTGATATGCCCAGCCTACCGGCCCATTGACCCAGCCGGTGACGACTATAGCCGTGGCGAGGATCAGGAAGGCGTCGTTTTCGAGCAGGTCCGACTTGAACGCGATCATCGCCAGGATGACGAGCACGAGCAGGAAGCAGCCGAAGCCGATCCAGCCACGCGCGTCGGGCCATTGGATATTCATGTTCCACCTCTCAGCAGCCACGCGACGACGAAGCCGGCCAGAACCAAGGCAATGCCGACGATGGTGTTCCAGACCTTCGACCCGCCCTGCTGTGAGGCAATGAAGTCAGCGATCGGTTTGAACTCGGCGCGGCTCACCTGATCGCCGCGCTCCCGGTCGATCTGCGTGCGAATGTTGTTGGCCTTTTCGTTCAGGAACTGCTGGTGAGCGTATGCCAGCTCAAGGGCCTTCTGATCGCCCATTTCCTTATAGGACAGTGCCCGCGCCCGCTCGATCTGGACCTCAGAATACCTGCGGTCGTCAGCCTCGCGCAGCTCGCGCTCGTATTTGACCTGCACAGCGAAGTGATCGCGGAGGGAGACGCCCTTGGTCATCGCTCAAGCCGCCGCATCTGGCTTTGCAGCACAGCGATGTCGCGCGTATGTTCGTTGACTTGCCGCTGAAGTTCTTTGCTGTCGTCGCGGGTCATCCCGACATAGGCCCAGCCGGCGGAGGATATCAGGGCGAGCGTGGCGAGGATCGCGGTCGGGCTAGTCCATCCGCTCGGCGCGCTCCCCCTTCGCTCCGTCACTAGTCCACGCCCGGATTACGCGCTTGAGCAACAGCCTTATTACTGCCGCCCCTGCCAAAATGGAGACCCAGCCCATGAAGCCACCAACCCCCAAGCAACAGCAATTGTAGTATTGCCAGAGTAGAGAGCCCCCACCAATAACTTATTACATCGGCGTTGTCCCCATTAAATATGCGCCCAAGATGAACGCCGATCTGGAGGATATAGGATAGGCCGGTGATCGCCTGCCATCTCCCGGCCGGGTGCCAGGTGATTATGACGCAGGCGAGCGTATCGACCGCGATCATCATCGCCGCCCATTCGACGCTCGGCCACCATCCGTCTATCGCCCATTGAATGAGCATGACGGCGAAAATCGTTGCGACGGTTCGTTTCATAGGTCCGCTTCCCTTCAGCAGGACACAGGTGGTCAACGCGGCAAGCGCGATCCAGTATCCGAGCTGAAGGGAAGCGTAGATCGTCATCAGCCGCCCTCGTTGATGCCGGGCGGAGTGGGAGGCGGGGGTGGAACGGGCGGGGGCGGCGGGACGCCGGTATCGTCCAGCGGCTGCACGTCGATGGGCTTGCCGGTCGTGACCTCGGGATGGCCGGGATGCGGGTGCTTCTCGTCGATCATGGTCGTTCTCCTTCCTAGAGGGCCTTTGCATACCCTATGCGGGCACCATCTGGTAAGCCATCGTAGACGTGTCGGAGGTCTCGGTCGTGCCGTCGCTCTTCTTCGCGGTGATCGTGAACGAGGTTCCGGCCGAGCGCGTGATCGAATAACTGGAGCCGATAGTGCCGCCATCCGTGTTGCGCTGGACGAAAATGCGGGTTGTCGCGGCCACGCCGGGGGCGGTGACGGCGATGACGCCGGCAACGAGGACTGCGGTGCCGATTTGGTCGGCGCTGGTGAAGGCGCTGGTCAGCGAGCCGAAGACGTTATTCCGGGCTCGGTTATTGGCTGACGTGAAGGTGTGGCCGGCGGCGATAATGGCCGCAACCTGGTTGGTGGCGCCGATGACCTCTATGCTCTCCAGCGTGACGCGGTCTGAGGTGCATCCGGTCAGGAACAGGATCGGCGAATAGGAGGCGTTGGCATAGCCGCAGCGGTCGAACGTGACGTTGCGAACGGTGAACCCATTGGCCTTGCCGATGATGAGACCGGATTCGTTTGTGTTGGTGCCGCACAGGATGAACTGGCAACCCTCGATTCCGCCATCCCGAATGAGGTCCGTCGCGCCGTCGAAGCCGGACAAGGCCGCCGTGGTGTAGCCGGTCCAGTGGCTGTTCCTGATCCACACGCCCTTGGTCGCGGTCGTGTTGAACGGCTTTACGCCGGTAGTGCCGCGATGCCCCTGAATCAGGATATTGGTGTTGGTGTCCGTGGCGCTGAACGTGCGGGCGAAATTGAAGTAGTAATCCGAAGCCGAAGCCGTGTTGCCCATCGTCCGATTGTTGATGAAGCGGAAGCCTGTTGGAATCGTTGTCAGGGCCGCCGGGACGGTGATCGAGATAATCCCCGCGTCCCCTCCCACGCGCGTGAACGTGCAGTTCGAGACCGTGCAGTTCCTCATGACGTAATAGGCGTAGGCGTTCGGCTCGAAGTCGATCGCGCCGGGCATGGTGGACTTGGTGCAGTCGAAAAAATGGCAATTGTCGATCAGCAGGCCGTCCGCATCGACGACGGTGATCCCCTGCCGGTTTTCGTTGTTCACCCCGTCGAAAATGCAGTCGCGCACGGTGACGTTGACGTTGTGGCGGAAGTTGGCCGAGTTGGTGAGATCGGAGCCCCCGACCTCGCCCCCGAGATAGAGGCCATCGCCCTGGAATCCCTGAAAGCGCACGCGCTCGATCAGCAGGTTGCGGACGCCCGTCAGCGACATGAGATAGATGAACTCGGAAAATGTCCCGACCGTCGATTTGATGGTGAAATCGCGGAAGGTCAGATTCTCGACATAGGTCGTGGAGCTGCCAGAGAAGGCGTAGAACACCCCATAACCGGCGGCGGTCGTCCCCTGAACGATGATCGTCGCCTCCATCCCGGCACCTTGGACCGTGATATCGGAGGCCATGGTGGTAGGGTTGAGCGTGAACGTGCCGGGGCTGAGATTGATTTGCCCGCCGCCCGACAGATAGGTGATCGCCTCGCCGAGATTCGAGGCATTGGCCGCACCCGTTCCCGCCTCCGCGAAGCCGTAGTCGGCCGCGTTGACGATGTCGCGCAGCTTGGCTTGGGCGGTGCGGGTGTCGGCCCCCGTTCCCGCCTGTAGGAACGAAATGGACGAAGAGGTCAGCGGGTTGACCGGATCGAAGTCGCAGCCCGACACAGCGGCGGAGTAGGGCGAGACGCGAAGCTGGTAGCGATAGGTCTTCGTCGGATCGAGATAGAAGGCCGGAAACAGCCCGTTCGCGTCCGCCTGTACATAGGCACCGTGGGACACGCTGAGCGCGTCCGTGGTGTAGGCGGCCTGGGGCGTCGTTGTCCCGGTGGCGAATGTGTAAAGCCTAGCCGATGCCAGGATGTTCCCATTGGTGTCTATCGCTCGATAGAACGGGATAAGGCCGATCTGACTCATGGCGGCTCCAGCGAAAAAGGCCACCCGGTGAAGGCGGCTTGGAAGGGCGGGGGATTTGGGTTATTCAGGTCGAGTGAGACGACTTTTGCTCGCCCCGCTAATGTTGTGCCTCTCGGCCGTGGTAGCGGACGCGCAAACCATAGTTGCCGCTCCACCCTACACGTCGAACATAGATGGCTTTATCATCACAGAGGGCGACATTGCGGATCGGCCATACGCGGAGCTTGGCATGGTCTCCGCGAATCGTGGCAGAGGAACGTTCTTTGACAGGCAGCCGACGCGCGAAACGGTCAACATCCGCCTGACTAGGGCCGCGAGGGCTTTGGGAGCCGATGCGGTAGTGCGCGTCCGTTATACAGCTCGGTCCACTTCGGCGATGAGCTGGGGCGGCATGGGGGCCGAGGGAATGGCAATTCGGTATCGGGATCGCACGCCCAGCTCGGCCCCTTGAAAGTATGGCATCTTTTGGCCTTCGCGGCGGCTGTTTGGCTCCTAACGCCGAGACGGTTTCGGACGGCTATTTGTGGCCTCCTCATCCTACTGATCGCGGTTGGCATCGGCCCCGCCACCTGACGCCGCACTCCGCGAGATCACCGATGCATTGTCATTCACTGCGCTCAAGAGTGCCCGTTGGAGGCCAAGCACCTCTTGAGCGATGGCAGGGCTCCTGGTTGCGACAGCGCTCAGGCGGCTGATATGTAGTTGCGGATTATCACCTCGCGGCACGCCCGCCAGCCATCTGGCAAAGCGGGGGGACGCTAGAAGCCTGCCGCTAATCATCTCAAGCGGAATGGATATACCGGACGTGCCGAAGCCGGTTAGCATGGACGCCACATTGCCCGCCCCGCCAGTGTTCGACCGATTGGCATAGGCCGCAGATTGACGGGCGCCGCGAGCGACAGTCGCCAAATCCTCTAGCGCGCTCCGCGACGGGCCATTGAACAGAACCTGCCGGGCTCGCGGGGTCATTTGGTTCCAACTGGTGAGAAACTGGTTGAGCGAAAACGTCTGCCCCGTGTCGGTGCCTGCGCTCGGCCTTCCGAGTTGTGAAATCAGGGTCGCGCGCACGGTTTCCGCCTCGTCTTCGGGAAGGGCTCGAATGAACTGTGACAGGCGCTGCGCGTTGCCCCTTGCCACGCGCTGGATCGCCTGGACGACCTCTTCGCCTGAACGGCCGGCTTGGGCGCCGATGATGGGCTCAAGAACATTGTCGATGGTGCGGAGGCGGTTGCGCCAGTAACGGTCGGCCTCGCCGTATGCCCTCGCGGCCTGGCCCCTGCCCTGCGCTCTCAGGCCGTTTACAACGTCTTCGCTGGCAGCGTCGATCACCTGCCCAACGCGCCGCTCTAGATCGCTGCCGCGCAGACCGCCCTTGATGAAATGATCGCGCAGAGTGGAGCGCATCCGGCGCATCCCTGAAACGCTGAACTCGCCGGTCAATTCTTGGCGCAGCGTCTGGAGGGTGGAAAGGCCTTCCGCCCCGCCCGGCGTGTCGGCGAGTTCGGCGATATTGCGGTCCAGCACGTCCCAGGCCCGGACAGGCGTTATACGAGCATCGCCGGCCGCTTCTTCGGCTCGCGTGTAAAGCTGCGATCCCCGCCCACTTGTCCGCCTGATAAAATCTCTTGAGCCCTGGATTGCGGCTTCTCCCGCGCCTTCTGGCTCCAGCGCCCCCGCCGCAACGCGGTCCCGCGCGGCTCCCGCCTGGGCGTTTGTGCGCTGGGCGCCGCGAACGATCGGCCCCGCCGCGAAGGGCAGTTGAGCGCCGCCGGCAGTCAGCCGCCTCGTCATCGGCCCCCCAACGTCGGCGGGAAGGAGATCAATGCCCTGCCTGGTGGCCGCCGCCATTGTTTCTGCGGACCCGCCGCTGCGGCCGAACAAGGCGCTCGTTCCCCGCCGCGCGCCTTCAAACGCGGGCGGGACAAGCGCGCCAATGGCGCCGCCCAGCAACGCATTCTCCGCGCGGTCGCCGATGGACCCCCGCCCAGCATTGAAGCCGTAGAGAGCGCCATACCCCCCACCAACCGCAGCTTGCCGCCCAAGGCCGGACACAGCGCCGCCAGGAAGCGCCAAAGCCCCGGCAAGCTGCCCCGCCGTGCGCGAGCCGAAATTGTTTTCCGAGTCATAATCCGTGATCGCGAACTCGCGGCGCAGGTTGTCGTCATAGGTGCCGCCGTTGAACAGCGTGTTCCCGGCTGCGGACATCCTGTCCGAAAGCCCGACCGACACGGTATCCGCAGCACCGCGAGCTGCGGCGTCGATTTGGCCGGTGTCCACGCTGATTAAAGGCTGATCGAACATGCCCAAGCTAAACCGGGTGCTGCCGCCGCCTCGCGCGTCCGAAATGTCTGGTGCCTGGTACTCCGGCTCCTGCACACCAACGTCCACGCCGCGCCCGCGAGCCTGAATAGCCCTCTCTGCCTGAGCGCGGTCGATGTTGAAGCCCCGCCCTTGGCCGAAATTGATAATGTCTTCCGGGGTACGGAAGGCGCCGGAGTTGATGGCCGCCTGCAAATCGCGCTGGAAGTCGCTTGCCCCGGGCGGCGCGGTGTCGGGGGACCTGCCGAACTCCAGCGTCGTGCCGGGCGGCTGACGCGGAGCCGGGGGGCGCCCGTCCATGGAGTCGCGGGCGGCAGCGACGCCTGCCTGGACCGGCGCGGTTGCATCGCGAGCGACTTGCGTCTGCTCTGGGCTGACGGCCGGCGCACCGCGAGCGCGATAACGAAGCAGGTCTTCACGGATGCGCGCAAGCGACTCGCGAAAGCCCTGCTCGCTCATGTTGGGGTTCATTGCCCCGATAGCATCGGTGAGGCGTTGGCCTTCCATGTTGGAGAGCGCGCCCATCCCCCGCATGGACTGGACCATGGGGAGAAAGACCTGAGCCTTCAGGGCCTCCAGTTGTTCGGCGAAGTCGCGAGCCGGCGATCCGGGAGCCGCGCCAGTTTCGCTAACCACCGTGCCGAACGGGATTTGGCCGGCGGCGATGTCGCTGGGGTTGAAAGACAGGCTCCCCACTGCCCCTCTGAAGCCGGGATGGTTGCCCAAGCGGTCAATGCTGCTGATGGCCCGATCAAAGGCGTCCAGCGCCGACTGAGGATAGGCCCCAGACGTTCGCTCGGCGGCAGCGGTCGCAAGTTCGGCCCTGCGAGCATCCGCTTCCGCCCGGCGCGCCTGCGCGGGTCCCATGGCGATTTCCTGCTCCGACCGCGCGTTGCGTAGAGCTATGGCTTGCGCTTCGTCAGGATAACGCGGCGCGGGTTCGCGCGGCGGACCTTCGATGACGCGCGGGACGGGTTGCGGGCCAGGCGCTGCGTCGAGCACGAAACCGGGAGGGGGTTGCGCCATTTTACCGTCTCCCCCCGACATTCTCAAACTCGCGCATGGCAGCGGCCAGTCGCTCGGTATCCTGCTGGCCGATCGGCTGATCCGGCGAAATGCCCAACCTGCGGGCGACATGGGCGATATAATTGTTCACCTGAGCATCCGTATTGTCGCCGCCTCTGGACTGCCTTGGCGCGTACCGCTCGACCACACCCCGCACCGTATTTCCACGAGCGAGATAGCGACGCCGCAGGAGCGATTCCTGCGCTGCCACCCCTGCGGCGGGAGAGCTGAAGCTTTGGAAACTCGTTGAGCCGGGCACCCTCAGAGCCCCCGGATTGTTGCGGGCGCCGCCACTACGGAAATGGACGCGGGGCTTGCGGCCCCGCACCTCCCTGGACTGGTTCCCATTGGCCGGTCTGCGGATTCAACTGAACGCGCTCGCCGGTTTGCGGATTGGTTGCCGTCTGCGGCTGCTGTTGAGCCCGCTCGGGAGGGGTGGAGGACGGGTCGAGGACCAGCCTGCCGCCGGGCGGGACGGGGATGTAACGGGGGCGCGGAGGGCCGCCACGGCCAATGACCTGGTTGTTTGCATCGTACCGCACATCGCCTTCGCCCAAGGTGTAGGGGGCCTGCTGATCCTCCAAAGCGTGCCCAGCGGCCAGAAGCTGGTCGCGATAGGCCGGATCGAACGTGGCGGGAACGTCGGTCAGATCAACGCCGGCTTGCTGCGCCAAGGCCCGCGCCCGCTGCCAACTCGCTTCGTCCTGCGGATTGATCTGGCGGACAATGCGTGCGCCGATCCTGATTTCCTCGCGCTGGCGCTCCGTGATTTGCTGGCCCTGTTGCTGCTTCGCCTGCTGCTGGCGCAGGTCGCGGTCCTCCTGCTGGAATCCGCGCAAAGCCTGTTGGTCCGCGCGCTGAATGCCCGCGTCATATGATTGCTGGTAGCGTGAGCCGAAGTCGCTCCCCGGCTGCTGCTGGCCAAGGCCCCAAAGAACGCTCATCGGTTCTCCTCCGAATTGGCTTCCAGCGCGGCGAGCCGAGCCTTGAGTTCGGCGACGTTGGAGGCCGAGCCGTATTTGCCCTCGCGCGCCTTGATGAGGCGGCGCAGCGTTTCGGGGGTTTCGATTTCGCTCATTTGCCGTAGCCGTAGAGCGGATTGGGCGCGAAGCTGGACGCGAAGGTCCCGAGCGCGCCGCCGATGCTGCCGTAGAGGCTGTTACTGGCCTGCCCGCGAAGCAGGGCGGCGTTGGAGGTCGCATCGGCGGCGTTGTTGTTGTTCTGCGTCGTCATCGCCAGGGCGTTCTGCGTTACCCCGCCAAGCGCCGAAGCCCCGGCCAAGCCCCTGCCCGCCTGTCGCTCGGCAAGGCCCAGGAACTCGTCCATCCGGCCCGCGCCGTAATCCTGGCCGAACCTTATCGCCCCCTTGGTGGCAGCGCCCGAGCGGTAAGCCCCTTGCGACGCCCAGCCGGTGCCGAGCGAATTGTAGCCTTCCCTGAGCGGAGCCTGATAGTATGGCGATGCGACGAACTGATCCCAGCCCGACAGGCCGCTGCCACCAGGACCTGGCGCTGTGACGCCGCCCTGAGGCTGTACCATCCCCTGGTCGCCGACGTTGTACGGCCCCATCTCGCCGGGGTAAGTGTAGCCGCCATCGCCAGAGATGTTCGGTTGCGTATTGAAGCCCCCTGGATAGCCCATGAGGGGGTTTGTGGAAGCGGGTTGAACCGATGCTTGTGGAGGTTGCGGTTGGTTGCCGAACAGAAACGAGTCGATGAGGTTGGACGAGCGCAGGCCGCTCTGAACGGTCGGATCGAGGCGGGCCGCGAGGAAGTCGCGATTCTCGCGCGTCAGGGCGTTGTTCGCGTTGGTGTTAGCGGTCTGCGCGGCAGCGGCCGTGTTCGCGGCCTTCTTGTTCGACTTGGCCGACAACACGGCCCCGCCGATGGAGGCGGCGGCGCCGATGCCTGCTGCTATCGCGAGAGGTGGCATTAGACATTCTCCGAAGAATATGCTATCTCAGGCCGGCCTTGAGGGAGCCTAGAAATGAAGCGCTGGAAGGTCACCACAACCTATTATTCGCAACTGACGCTCGCTTCGATCTACGCTTGCGCGAAGACAGGCGCCAAGAACCCGGCGTTTCTAAAAATGGCTGAGCCGCGAGTGACTGAGAGATATTTCCGTTGGCGCTGGCTTGCGCGCTATGTGACTTTCGCCGACAACATCTTCAATGCCTTCAATCCCGTCGCGATCTTCGGCCTCGTCCGTTCCGAGATGAGCGAAGCCTAGCACGAACAGCTCGTTGGCGCCGTGCCGCGTCTCAAATGTCCCTGAGGCAGCAAAACCGCATAGGCGGGCGAACATGCGGACGTGAAGATCGGGAAGCGGAATGAGAGCCCAGAACAGGCGCGCGCCGTATGCCGAGTGAATTATTCCCAGCATCGAATCGAACAGTCTGAGCGCCTCTTTGCCCCGCGCCTCGTAGAACAGGTGAATCTCGTAAATGCCCGGTCCCCGCCATGCGAAGATCGCGCCGTTCTCGCCTTCGACCAGGCAGACGTTCAGCGGGTTGGCCAGAACCTCCGTGAAGTCGCAGCCGGGGAAGTCGCGGGCCAACAGGCGGTTGACCATCTCAACGTCGTTTGTGCGCCTCACGGGATGACAATGCCCCCGCCGCCGCCCGGCGTGTAGCCCGAGCCCGGGGGAGCGGTTCCGCCTTCGGTTGGTGGATCGCCATTGGCCGGGGTTTCGACCGAGCCGACCAGATGCCGGCCTGCCACGTAATTGTTCTGCGCGGTCTCCAAATCTACCGTGGCGTGGTATGTCGGCGTTGTGTCCGCTCTCGTACTGTCGTCATAATAAACGCCATATGTGGTCGAGAATGCCAGGCCGGTAAGCGACCCGCCAGCGACGGTCAGGCTGGTTTCATCCCCGTAAAAGCGGTCATGGCCAATGATGGTGATCGTGACATCCGCCCCGGCATCGGCGGCGGAAAGAACGTTGGACGGCTTGGTGAACGATCCCGAGATGGAGTCGCGGCGCTGGACGGCGCGGATTTCGGTGAGCTGGTCGGTTATGTCCCCCAGCGATTGCTCGAGCTCGGTCAGGAAGGTGTCCGCCCAGACTTGCATGAACAGGCCGGTTTCAGGTGGTAGCCGGTCGAAGATTTGCTCGGCCATTTGCCCTCCGGGTCGATTGTGCTATGCTCTTGGGATGGGCGTGCCTTGGGACGAAATGTATCTGCCCGGTCAATTCGCTTCGTTTGACGACGAAGAGGACGATGACCGCGCGATGATTTATCTCTCGCCAGAAGAGCGGGCAGAAGCGCAGCGCGCCTACAACGTGTATAGGTCGCGCGTGTTCGTGCTCATCGCGACCGCCCCGGAATCGGATCGTTGACGTGAACTCCTGAGCAACGAAACCCGACCGGGTCAGTCACGCGAATCTCAAACATCGCTCCGGGCACGTCGAAAGTCCCCAGACACCGCCACTCGGCTATCGTGCGATACTCCCCCTGCTCGCCCAGATCGGCGGCTTCCCAATCGCTCCACGTCGCGCCAGCGTCCGAACTGCTCCGCATCTCGACAACGGGATCGGAGCCCTGGCCAACGAGCAAATCCGTCCGCCCGACATTCGCCTCGATCCACAGATTGTCGATAACGACGTTGCCCGCGTTGATCCCGAAGAAGGCGGTGAACAGCCTTTCCTGTGGCCCGTCATCGTCCGCGAACCCGTCGAAGGTCCAGATTTGGCCGGTCGTCTCGTCGCCGAGATATGCCGATGTTCCGATATTGATCGCGCATGAGGCCCGGAACCTGTCCAGCCCGTAGGAGCGCGGATTGTGAAGCTGGCGCGTTGCCGCGTCATAGGTGAACACGTCATCATCGGTGACGACGTTGACCAGAACGTGGCCCTCATAATCGTATTTGAACAGTCGCCGGCCAATCGAGCCGATGATCCTTTCCTCGAGCCCGTTGTCCGACACCCGCTCAGGGACCTCGCCGAAGCGGTAGAGAATGCCGTCATGGCCGATCCAGAACAGCGTATTGTCCGCCTCAACCGAGCATCCCGTCGCTATTGCCCCCTTGCTGGCGATGGTCTGCTGGATCAGGGTGAACGGAAGGTCGGCATTGGCGGTCGTGCGCCACGGCTCGATGGTGCGCTTGCCGATCAGGTATAGGTTGCCCCGGATGACCTTGCAATCGAGCAGCCCGTCCGGCGCCGATTCCGCCGTCGCATAGTTGAGGCCGTCGATGGTCCGGCCGTCGTTCAAATCCGACCAGAAGAACGCGCCCTGCCCGACCGGGGGATTCTCCGGCACGTACACGAACCGCTGGCTGAGATAGTCCACCGCGAGCACGTCGCTGCCATCGGGGAAGATTATGGCCTCGAGGTCGGTTCCGTCATACGAATAGGCCGTGCGCCCCTGCGTCACGACGATCTCGATGCCCGACGAGGCCCACGAGACAGGCCCATCGCCCCCTACGGAGCCGAGCTCCGCACCCGCCCGATAAAGCGTTCCCCCCGATATGACGAATATGTCCCCGTCGAAGGTGCCGGGCTCCTGAAACTCCCCCTGTATCGGCCCGGACCCGGTTTCCGCAGCCTCGACCAGCCCCTTGCGGGACATGAGCGTCACCCCGCCCTGCGCGGTAGGCGTCTGCTCCGCCATCATGTTGACGACGCGAAGCTCGGGCATGTCGCCTTGATCGCGGCGATAGGCGGAGGTGCCGAACTCGATCTTGGGCATCAGTAGTAGGTCCCGGTCGCCGCTTCCTGCGTCGAGCCGAACTTGTGGCTTAGCGAGCCCTCGAACCTGCGGGCGAGCATGGCGGTGTTCGGCCCAAGGTCGCGGCCGAACATCTCGCAATAGGTTTTGGCGACACAGGCGGCGAGGCCGGTAAGCCCCCTGGAGGCAAGCGGCGCCGTGCTGGCGAGCGTCAGGCCGAGCAGATCGACCCATCCGGTGCGATCCCAAAGCTTGACCGTCCGCACCCCGGCGCTGGTAACGCTCTCGACCAGTGACAGATCGTAGGGCTGGCGCGTTGAGCTATTGCCCTCCTCGCCATAGTCGCCGCCCTCCCCGGCAACGACGCTGGGATAGGTCAGGGTGACGCCCGCCGCGAGAAGGTAGCGCTTGCCCTCCAAGGCGGTGTCGTCGCTTTCCAGATAGATGTCGCTGAGCCTGCCGAACATGCCGCCCGTCACCCATTGATCGAGCATGGACTGGAACGCCTGCAAGCCCGCCGCCCCTTCAGAGGCCGTAGGCGCGCGGTTGACGCCGATCACGCGGCCCTGCTGGAGGGCGAGGGTGACGACATCGCTGACGGTGGTCACTTCTTGGCCTTACGCTTCCGCGCGGGCTGCTTGGCCTTGGGAGCCTCCGGTGCCGCTTCCGGTTCCGCCTCTTCGTCAACCTCGACGAACAGCGGATTGCCGGTGAACCATGCGATGGCCGCAGGGTCCACGGTTGACGAAGGCGTGCGCCCCCTGAACCCGACGCCCATCGCAACGTGCGTTTCGGTCCCGCCGCTGAACGGCCCGTAATAGATGAACCTCATAGCCTGTCTCCTTTAGGCACCCCAGAGCGCGGCGGACGCCGCCGAGATGGACAACTGCCCCGTGGTCCAGTTCACCGCGACCGCATATTGGTCGGCGGGCTTGGCGGTGTCCGTGATCGAGATCGCGAATGTGCCATCGGTATGCGTGTTGATGAGCCACGCCTTGTTAGCGGTGAGCGCGACCAGTTGCGTGCCCGTGCTGACGGCTGCGCCGGTCGAATAGGTGTCGGCGGAAATGCCGATGCCCGTCGCCGCTTCGGAGATGTAGACCAGCAAGGGCCTCGAGGCGGCGATCGTCGCGCCCGCCGCGTCCTTGATCGTGCCGGTGAGGACGCAGATGTTCGACGCGCCCGCCGTCACGGCCCATGAAACGCTCGCGACCGTGTTGTCGAGCAGGTTCAATTCGGCGGTGGTCGAGGTAGCGTTGTCGAGGATGTTCAGTTCGGCCGCCGTTGACGTAACCGCCGTGCCGGCGCCGGCCCCGAGCTTCAGGCCGCCGTCCGCAATGACAATCGTGTCGATGTTCTTGTTGGCCCCAAGCACAAGCGTCTTGGACGCAACCGCCGTCCCCGCGAGCGAACCGTCGTTGAAGTCCAATTCCGCCGTGCTCGAAGTGGTCGGCCCCGTTGAATCGGTGATGCCGCCCGAAAGGTTCCAGACCGCTGCCCGGCCCTGCCCGTCAGCGCCCTGCGCCGTGACCGTGCAAAAGCCCGCCGAATAACGCGCCCCGGCGCGGTCTGTCGTGTTCGCGCCGTGCAGCGTGGCACCGGAAGCGGCGGCGAATATCAGCGCGCCCGTACCGTAGCGTTCCCACTCGAAATGAGTCCCGACCGGCAGGTCGCGCGGCAGGGTCAGCGTGACGGTCGAGGAGCTGTTGACCTGCAACAGCCGGTCGTTGTGATTGGCGGTGATCGTCGTATCGCCCGTGATCTGAACGATTTCCTTCTCAAGTCCGCGCGGCGACGAAGGCGGCGAACCGGCACGGACTACACCCATTGCGAGTCTCCTGAAAACAGTGGGGGAGAGCCGAAACCCTCCCCCTTTGCGCTAGACGAGGTAATAGACCACGACGGTGACGTAGCCGGCCGTGAAGGTCGCCGGATCGTCCACGCACGTCACCGAAATCGTGGCTTCGGCCGTGAACGTCTTCGGCCCCGCCGAAGCGAGCACGCCGTTGAGCGGGAGCCTCACCCCGCCTTCCGGCAGATAGCCCACGACGGCGTCGCCATCCTGAATGCCGAAATTGCCGAACCCGTCCGGGTCGGCGGCCTCGTCGGCGGTGGCTTCCCAGCCCACATCGAAGTCCATCGTCTCGGACCCGTTGGTGTCGATGTCGCCATGACGGATGAACCCGTCGATGACGGTCGCGCCGGCAGGAACGCGGCACATCTGGTAGATGTCGGCCGGGACCGGCTCGACGGTGACGTTATAGACGCCGTAAGCGGCATGAACGAGGCCCGCCCCGGTGCTCTTTGCGACCGGAAACGTGGCGGCGCCGCGAGTTGCGGTGAAGGTGGTCATTTCGATAGTCCTTTGAAAAAGGCGGGAGGAGCCGAAGCCCCTCCCTCATGGTTACGAAGCGGCGATGCCAACGGTGTTGCCGGCGCCGGTTGTGGCGAAGAAGCCGGAAACCACGCCGTGATCCTTCAGGTCGGCGGTATCGCTCGCGCCGGTGCCGAACAGGACCTTGCGGACGCCCATGATGGATTCGATCGCGACGCCGTGCTTGTCGCCGTAGTCGAACTCCTCCGTCACCGACTTCCAGCGCTTGGCATAGGCGATGGCCAGTGCCTGGGCGCCGCAGAGGTAGACCGGGGTCACCTCCGTGGTCGCCGAACCGCCGAGATTGAGGTAGATCGGGAGATCGTCCACCTCCTTGACGATGGCGCCGTTCCACATGATGTCGCCGCCCTCGAACAGCTTGGACGCCTCATTCTGGACCGCAGTGAGCGCCAGGACTTCGGTATCAATGCTGTCGCGAAGGTTCTTGAACGCGTGGGGGTTGGCGAAGGCGACGTAATAGCGCTTGCCGTTGCCGGGGTCGCGCATCGGCCTGATCTTCGGGTTGCAGGTCTTGGCCTTGAGAATCATCGCGTCCAGCATGGTTGCGGTGAACAAGTCGGCCGAAGTGTCGAGCTGCGCGGCGTCGGCCGAGAAGTCGGTACCGCCCGAGCCGCCGGCGCCATAGGCCCCGAACAGCACACGATCGGCATTGTCCACCAGATACGCGTCACGCTGCGCCTCCGTGGAAGAGGTGAAATGCACCCCGTTGATGGAGCCCAGCGCGTCGATGATAAGGTCGCGCGTGTCCGCCATCGACCAGTCGAGCAGGGTTGCCCGAGCGGCTTCCCTGAGCGAAATAGCAGACTTCTGCTCGCTCATCTCCGCGATCCGGACGGCATTGCGCCGCTTGTCCACGTAGATGCGCATCGAGCGGGACAGCATGTCCTCTTCGTTGCCTTCCAGCGTGGACGTGCCGGTCACGGCATCGTTGCTGAGCTTGTTGACCAGGGCGATGGCGATCGAATCGCCCGCCTTCTTGGCGAGGTCCTCCTTGAGCTGGATAACCGCATTCTCGGCGGTGCCCATGAGCGCCTTGAAGCCGCCCTCCTGGAGGTATTCGGTGAAGAACTTGTCTTCCCATTGCTGGACGACAAGGCCGGTTGCGGGAGTGGTGTCAGACATGGTGAAAAATCCATCTAAGGGAGGGGCGGCGTCTCACGACGCGGGGAACCCCGGTTATTGGAGGAGTTCGGACAAAGGCTTTGGACCGGACCATTCCGGGCCTGACCTTGAGCCGACGTTGCGTTCGTTCGAGAGAGTGGGTGGAGCGGTTGACGCGGGGAGAGTTGCCTTCAGCTTCTCAAGAGCTTCGGCCTCCCACTTCGCCTTTTCGGCCGCCAGATAGCCTTCGAGCGAGCCGTACTGACTCACCTGTTCGTGCTGCTTGGCGACCGTGTAGGCGAACTCGGCAGGGTTGGGGTGCTGGAACATCTGGCCCCAGAGACCCGGACTCGCCTGGGCAAGCTGCTCGAAGATCGGCACCTTTTCCAGATAGTCCGGATATTTCACCTTGGCGGCTTCGGCAGACACCCTGACGAGATGTTGCTGCACGGCTTGGACCGCCTTCTGTTCGGCAATGGTGCCCGCCTGCTCGGCCACCCATTGGTCGTGCCCTTCCGGGTCCTCCCACTGGTCTGGCTTCGCTTGCGGTTGGAGTTGCTGCGGCGGCTGAGTGAGCTGCGCCAATTGCTGCCGCAGCTTCTCGTTTTCCGCCTCTGCCGTCTGCCTTCGTCTCCGCTCTCCAATGAGGGCCGGGTGTTCCAAGACTGGGGGTTCATCCACTGGCGCAGGCGACGCGCTGGGCTCGGGCGCCGCCTCTACGGCAGGCTCCGGCTCTTTCTCGCCCATCGGAAGGAATCGCCCGTGCTCGTCGCGGGGGCGTTCCGGGTCCTTCGGCGGCAGCGCCTCGATTTCCGCGATGGCCGTTTCCGGTTGCGGCTCAGTGGGCGCTTGCGCTTCAGGTGCACTCGTTCCGTTCAGGATGTTGTCCAGACTCTCGTGTTCCATATTGCCCTCATTCACGCCCGATACGGCGGCGACCCTCTCGCCCGATGGCCCGGCGACGGCATGGCGACGCCTCCCCTTGCGAGGATCGGCAGTCGCAATTCGGCGGTAATTCGGCCGGCGTAATTCCGGCGTAATTGCTGTTAGGCGGCTTGCCTCTCGGCCGGTTGCGGCTCAGGCTTCAACGCCGTGATGCGGTCGGTCTGGGCGCCATAGATATCGACACCCAGCTCCCCGCGCTTGATCTCCAGTTCGCCCCTTTTGATGGCGAGCTCGGCGTGCTTGATCGCCAGCTCGTCCCGTTTGATCTCCAGTTCGGCAGCCGAAATAGCGGCTTCCATGGGGTCGTTGCCGGGCTGTTGCGGCTCGGGCTGGGCCGCCTTCTGTGCCTGCGCTTGCCGCAGTCCGGCCGTGGCTTCATCCACCTTGACCTTGGCCGCCGCGCCCGCGAGTTGAAGCTGCTGGGCATGTTGCGCCATCTGCTGCTCTTCGGGGCTCGGACCCTTCTTCATCATCTCCAGCAGCTTGTCCTTGTTCCGCAAGCTGGAAGCCTCAATCAGAACGTCAGCCGGTATCTGGACCATGCCAGTGCCGGCCATCTTGAGCATCTGGTCGAACTGCTCGGCGGCGATCGTGGGTGTATCAATCCCCTCGTCCACCATGATATCCACGTCCAGCTCGGCCACGGCGTTGTCCAGCTTCACGATCTGCTGCGCCTGCGGGCTTTGGGCCATCGCGGCGAGCTGACGCATCTCGTCCGGCTTCTCCTGCATCATCTGTTGCATGTTCTCGCGCGTGACGCCCATCTGCTCGGCCGCGTGCTCGATCATCGTCACCGGCCTGTTCAAGCCGACGAAGCGAAGGTTCTGCTCGTTGTCCGTGACCCTGATCCACCGCTCGGCCGTCCAATGCTGGCGCACCCGGCACCATACCGCCCGGTAGACCGCCAGGCTCAGGACGCGGACCCGGTCCAATATCGTTGCGGCCTCAAGCATCCCGCCTTGCTGCTGGGCGAGAATGGCCCTTCCAGACTGCTCCTGCGTCCCCTTGCCCGCCAAAGCGGCGTTAGGCCCGAGCAGGTCGATCTCGTTCTTGGCCTCCTGCAACAGGACGAGGTTGCCCTGCGCCATGTCGTTCGACTGGAATATCTCAATTTCGTCCTTCTCGCCGACGAACACGCTGTCGGGCCTTGCCATCTCCGCTCGAATGGCAGCAGCGTCCTTGCCGACATTGTTCGACACGCGGACCTTCTGCTGGTTGAACAGGTGCAGCGCCTTGGACCGGCGTTTGTTGACCTCGTCCTGCGGCCCGATCATCGTTCGGACTTCGCCATAGCGGTTGTTGTCGCGGTCGATGTAGAGGCTCACCGCCTTGATCGGGTTCTCGGGCTGCTGCTCCTCGTCATCGTAGGGGCTGTCCATCGGATCGACGACGAACCCGCCCTTCGTGAACAGGCACAGCAGCCACTTGCCGCCGTCGAGATAGTAATGTTCGCAGATGCGGACCCGCTTGCGGGCGTAGTCGGCCCAAAGCCCGGACTTGGGCTTGTCGTCATAAGTCTGGCTGTCCCTCGCCGACGACCACGTTTGCTCCAAAGCATCCTTCGCATCGGGGTATTTCAGAACCGCGTCGTCCAGGTCCATCCAGATGACGATGCCCATGTAAGAGGCATCGGAAAAGTCGAACTCGGACGAATGCGGGTCCCAATACAGCCGGTCCCACGGGATGAAGCGAATGTCGGGATCGATGCCGGCCTTGGTCTTCTTCACCCCGACCATGATCGCGCCCGTGCCCTCGATTATGAGGTTGGTCGTCGCCGATGACCGCTTGTCGTCCCAGCGGCTGTCCTCGCACACGTAGCGGATGGCATCCGTAGCCGCCTGCGCCGCCTTGTCGTCATCCGGGTTGCGCGGGAACGCCTTGGGGTCCTTGCGGGTCTGCTTTTCGAGCCCGAGCAGCGAGTTCACCTTGCGCTTGATGCGGTTGTAGGTGACGACCGGCTGGCCGCGCTTCTTGAGCTTGGCTTCCTCGCTCGAAGTCCATTGCTTCTCGTCGTAATAGTCGCGGTCGCGCTCAGCCTTCTCGCGGCTCGGGCGAGTGGTGTTCTCCGACTCCTCGAACTGGCGCACCATCGCGGTAAGGGAGGTCAAGCTGTCCGCCATGAATCCTCCTCTTCCTTGTCGAACGCCTTGGCCCATTTGTCGCGCGGGCCTTTTTCCTTCGGCGCCTTGGGCTTGTGGCCAGACCTTCTCAGCTCCTCCAGCGCATAGCGGAGGGCGTCGATCATGTGGTTGTTCTTGTCTTCCAGCGCCGGCAATATCTCGCTGGTCTGCGGGTCCGTCTTGTAGGCGTACAGGGTCAACTCGCTCTCAACCCTTGTGCAGCGCGGATGCACGATGATGTCGAACGAGCGGAGAAACTCAACGCCATCCTCAAGTGAGCCGGTCCCTTTCAATGCCCCGATGATCCGAAAGCCCCGGCGCTTCATGTAGCTAACCGTCTCAGGTCTCGCCGAGTCTGCCCGGATCAGCCACTTAGTTGCACCCTCAATGCCGACGTGCCGGTGCCGATTGCGCCATTCCTCATCCTTCGGCCAGAACTCAGGCTTGGTGTCGCCGGCAAACAGGTAGGGCGTCTCGTCTATCTCGCACCCGACCTTCCACGCTTCCCGATCGACATAGAGATTGCGACCATCGACATGACACCGGACCAATGTGGTCGGATCGGATGCGAAGCCCCAGTCCGCGCCGAACCTGTGAACGGCATCAGTCGGCGTCTCGAACTCCTCAACTCGCCAATTCTTGAACACCCGCGCCTCAGAGTTGAGCGAGTAGGCCCCGCCCCAAACATGGGCGTATTTCTCAGGATCGCGCCGCCTGTCGTCCTCCATGTCGTCGCGAAGCTCTGGCGGGAACCATGGGTTGTCCATGTAGTTCGCTTCGATGACGATGGCGTTCTGTGGCGGCTGATCGCCCCTCAACAGCACATCGACCGGATCGCTCGGCTTGTTCGGGTTCCAGCTGAACCACATTTCCGAACCTTCGGCGCGGATCGTCGGGCGAAGCAGGTCAAGGCTGCGCTGGCTGATCGACTGCGCCTCCTCGCACCACGCGATATTATATCCCTCAAGCGACTTGATGCTCTCCGCCGTGTGGTTCTGCATCCCCTGGAAGATGATGCGCCCGCCGCCCGGCGTCTCAATGTGCGTGTTCAATATGCGAAATGAGCTTTCGACGCCCATCGCCCTGATCTTGTCCTCAATGAGCAGCTTGACAGACTGGTCGAGCGACTTCTGGACCTCGCGAACGCCAACAGCGCGCGTTGGGCGCCTCAGGCAGGTCGCGACGAGCAATTCCGCGAACACATGGGACTTGCCCGATCCGCGCCCGCCGTGCAGCCCCTTGTAGCGCGCAGGCAGGAGCAGGGGTTCAAACTTCGCCGCGATCCCCCGTTTCGGGATGAACGACCGTCCACTCGAAACCTGTGACCTTGTGCTCGATGGGAGAATCGCCCTCGTCGCCGCCGACGTGCTTGAGCTTGTCGCTGTACTTGCCATTCATTTTGCCCATCGACCATTTGAGCGTGTCGATCTCGATCCGCTTGTGATCGGCGCCGCGCTTGTCGTCCCTGGCAAGCTCCTGAATACGCTCGATCTGCGCGTCAGCCCAATCTTTGCGCGCGCGGGCGTACTGCTCGCTGAAGGCTTCGTTCGCCCTCAGCCAACGATAAACCGTCGCCTCGCATGGAATGCTGTCGTCGCCCGCGCAGATCACTTTCAGGCTCTCACCGTTGGCGAGGTGATCGCAGATGATGTCGCCTATCGCCGCGTCATATGGAAGCGGTGGGGCCATCTATGCTGTCCTTGGGTTAGGGTGTTATCGGGCGGGATCAGGAGCCGATCAGGCCGTGCGCGGTGAGATCGTCGAGCAGTGCCTTCACATGCTTCGCCAGATTGGGGAGCGTGACGTTGGTGGTCTCGAAGCCCGCGCGCGACGAAAAGCCGGTGCAACCGCCCCAGCCCGGCTTGCGCTCCTTGACCACCCTGAGCCCGTCCACCTTGTAGACGCCCGAAACGTCCAGGTCGCCGTTCGCGGCGATGATCGCCATGGCGCCATAGGTCGAAGTGCTGTTGGCGACGGCAAGGCGCCCGCCTTCGTCCTCGATTGCGTATATATCCCACGCGGTGAGGCCGTCCGAAGCCGCCAGAGCATCCAGATCGGCGCGGGTGAGGTTGGTTGCGGCCATTGGCTGTCCTATGCTTTGTAGACGGGGATGGTCCACGCTACCCATTGCTCGGTGTCAGACGTGAACGCGCCGGGGTCTTCGGTCTGGCTTGCATCGATTGACTTGGTCGCGATGGCGCAGGACGCCCCATTGGCGCCGCTCGCGGCCTGCACCGTGAAATTGTCGTAGGTGGACGGACCCGCGCTCGGGGTTATGATCGCGTCCCACGCCGCGCCGGCGAGCCAGAGGTAGTTCCTGACGGTGCCAGAGTTCCTGCTGGGTGGATTTGCGTCAATGCTGCTGCCGGTAGCCACGCCGGCCGACGATATAGTGTCCGCCCCGTTCAGGCGGACCATGATGCACGATCCTTGCTGAGTCTCGCTGCCCGACCCCCAATCGATCACGAGTGTTTCACTGCTCGTTGGCGCGAGTCGGTAGAAGAGCCGGCTCGCAACGGCAGCCGTACTGGTTTGCGTCGTCCCAAAGGCGGTCCAGCCAGCCGTCGAACCTGCGGCGACCGTAATTTCCCCGTTGCCGGTCCCATCCTTGGCGATGACGACAATCGCCATCGCGCAATCGGACATGTCGAGCCCGGTGAACGGAGTCCATGTCGTCGCGTCTGACGTGCCCGTCACATAGGGCGTGGCGGAGACGAAGGTCGGGGCGGGGGGAAGAACTACCCCACTTCCCCATGTCGCGGCTTGTGCGATGGGTGAGAGCCCGAGCAGCATTACGCTTGCAGGAAGCCGAAGCGAAGCTGAAGCCCGCCCGTGGTGTAGGTTGGTGTGCCGGAGGTCATGGCCGCGACGTAGAGGTCTCGTGAAGCGGCGGTGGCTTCGAGCAACAGCCCGATGGCCTTGACCGTCGCGACGCTAACCCCGCCAAAGTCGATATAGTCGGCGGCCAGTACTTCGACCGAGCCCAAGCACTTCAAGCTATCCGCATCCGAAAGGCTCGGCGCCGCGTCGGCCGTGCCGAATGTGACCGTAGCATCGAAAAACACCAACCTGAGCTGCGCCTTCTGATCGTCCTTGTCGGCGACCACGACGCTCTGAAGCATTGTTGCCCCGCCGATCACGCGGACGGCGTTGGTGATGACAGTCGCGTCGAATACCGTATCGCCAGCATCGTAGGCGTCCGCGTTCAGCACCGTGGGCGTGAGCGTGATGACATCGACAGGCGAACCGGCTATCGTGCGAAGCTGCCCATAGGCATCCGCATTGACCGCGATGTTGTCGCTCTCCGCCGAGACTTCCGTGGCGAGGATGGCATCACGACGGCGGGCCATGAGCATCGAGCCGATGGGGTTGGGCGTGCTCGCCGCGTCTTCGGTGACTTCGGTAACGCCGCCCGAGCCTGAGGGCGTGCTGGTCACGACGGGGTTGGCGGTCGTGCCTAGCGCGTCACCGTCACCATCAACGGCAACGCGGCCACGACTGCGGACGTAAGGGCGATTATCAGCCATCGGGGGTTCCTATCCGACGAGAGGGGTGGTCAGAGGTTGCCGAGCAATACCGACAGTGTCGCGCAGGCAAGGCCGGCAGCGATGAGGTTGAACCTGGAGGCGACAGGAAGCGCGGCGATCACAAACAGGACGAACGCGAAAACGAGGAGGATGAGCGCGAAGCTGACTTGCATGGGCTGGGCTCCTTGGATATGTCCCGCCGCCAAACAGCGCCGACCCGTCTCTGCCGAAAGGGGTGTGGCGAGCGTGTCGAGTTCGGATGATCGGCGGCGGGTCCGGGCTGGCCTATGGGGAGGGGCCGACGCGGAATCGGAAACGCCCGCGAACCTTTCGGCGCGGGCGCAATTCAACTTATGACGGGTTTGGCATGTTTAGGGCGCGGGGTCAACTGCTCTTTGTGGCACCCGTCCGCTGCTTCGCGGCAGCGGTTGCCCGCAACAGCGGCAGCGCAAATCCTCAAAGCGCGGGACCTCCATAATCGACGAGACGCCCATCGCCAGCATAATGGCCTGCTTTTGGGCGGCGCCAGCCTGTGCCGATTCCATCCTAGTAGCTCAACCTTTCCCGCATGTAGACGGTGTCCGCGATGAGACATACCACAATCCTCGCCGCCGATGAAGCCGAGCGATTATCATTGGCGAGTCGAGACCCGGCTGTCCCGGCGGGCTCATCGTGCCTACAGACGTTCTCGAATACATCCCAAAACGGCAGCGGGAAGCCGGCCTTGATCCGGTGTAGATCTGATCGCGCCTCGACCTCGCGCGGATGCCCGTCGCCGTTGCAGCCGAACACTGTGCGGTCCAGGTTGGCGATCAGGCGCGGGCCGCGATCGATCCGGTTCCATAGCGTCTGGCAATGGAGGATCGCCGCCTGCTGGGTCTCGGACAGCAGACCGTCGCGCGTCCAGCGGGCCACGGCCGTTCCGCCACGGTTGCGGATGAAGCGCAGGTGCCGAGCATAATCCCCGTGCTGTGCCGCGAAATCGTTCACGGGCTGCTGCTGGGCGTCCAGCGCGGCTTGCTGATCGGTGTATTGCTGCAAAGGCCCCGCTACCTTGCGTTTTGCCCCGCCCTTGATCCCCGCCATTCGCTCACTCCCGGTTGATATGGATGTTCAATGACTTAGCTACGCATGTCGTCGCTGATCGGGTGGTTTCAATTGCTTCACGGCGCCTTGGATTAGCTGGGCGATTTTGGGATCACGCGACTTACCGAGCAGGTCGGCGAGCTGGCGCTTGAGATCGGCCGCTCGGTCCGGGTCGTCGTGATCTTCGGCGTAGCGGATAGAGGAGCGGATTTCGTCGGCGTTCATGGGCCGAGAACCGTTCGAGTTTCCATTGGGCCGGCGGGAATTGCGAACCCAATTCCGCCACGTCGCCAACCAGTCCAGCTTTCGCCCGTCCTTGCCGGGCTTGGCGTGCCAGAAGTCGGCGAAGCTCGCGGCCTCAGCCTCGATTGCCGATCGATCCCATTTCCGTTCGGCCGTAGCCCAAGCTCGCCAGTCGTCGGGAAGCGAAAAGTCGTCGGGAAGACGGGCACCGCGAGCTAAGGGGCTACCAGCTTTAGCTGGTTGGGGTTCCGGATGGGGGGGAAGATTATTTACTTCATGGGGGGAAACCCCGCCGATGTCTGCGGATTCCGCGTTTGTCACTGTGACATCGCGTGACACTCTGTGACGACGCTGACGCTCGCGGTCGTTAGCTCTCCGCTCAGCCGTGGCCATCTCTTGCTGGGCGATCTCGGCTTTCCACGCGGCGGCGATGACCTGCGCGGAGGCGCCGGCGTCGATCATAGCATCTATGGTGGAGGCCGCGATCATGTCGGTTCGGCCTCTAAGAGTTCGATCAGACTTTCTGGCAGGGCTTCCAAGTGATCGAGCGAGAGTTCGAGGCCCTTCACCATCCAATGCTGGAGTTTGCCGCCACCCTTCAAGGTGATCTCAGACATCGCCCAAAGGGCTGCGACCATGTAGGCGCGCAGTTCGTCAGTTAGCTCGAACCACTCTCCGTGAATCCTACTGCTTGCAAACTTTTCGTGTAGTCGGCGCTCGCTCTCTATGGTGCCGGGGTGCATGAGTACGGCTGCCAGTTGGCTCGCCGATCCCGTTTGAAGGCTCGCAAGCCGCTTTTCGACCTTGCCCGTCGTGAAGCCTATTTTACACCGCCGGCTGTCGGTGCACATGATGAAATAGACCAACCCCTTTGGCCCTTGGCCATCACACGCGACGAGTTTCACCTGATCGATCAGGTCGAGCAATTTTTCTCTGTCAGCGCTCACAGCTCACCGTCCTTCAGCCAATGGGCGTTCAGCTCACGCTCGAGCTTGTCGGCCAGCGCCAATTCTTCTTCGCGGGCCTTGGCGAGAATCCGCGCGGCCGTGCGGCTCGTCATGGGGACGGAGCCGTTCTTGAGGTTGACCAGGTGCGAGCAGCTTATCCCCAGCGTCTTTGCCGCAATGGGGGCATCTCCGCGCCAGAACGTGCGGAGACGGATAGCGTCCATCGCTTGCTCTTCGGGGGAGGCTAACGCGCTTGCCATCCCAGCTTCTTCCTGATCCGCTGGAGCATCGCGTTCGCGTAGGTGTAGGAACATCCCAGCTTGACCGCGCAGGCCATAACATCGCCGCCCTTGTCGTCCGGTCCATGCTCGGCGAGGAGATCGGCGAAGCGGTCCAGGGCGCCTACGTGGTAGTTCGAGCGGCGGCCGGCGATGGCTTTGCGACCGGGTCCGCGATGCGAGCGCGTCTGATTTGCGAAGAGGCCTGTGGACATCAGCTCGCCTCCCCGATCAGGATCACGACCTTGGCCGGCTTTGAGGGCTCGGCGAAATGGATCGTGGGGTTGTCGAACAGGGTGTCGTTGATGCCGAGCGCGAGGGCGATTCCATCCTGGAAGCTCTTGAGGCTCGCGGCGGCGTTGTCCTTGTCGATCACGTTGCGCGTCTTTGGGTAGAAGGTGGCCGACCAGGAAACGCGCTTCTCGAGCACGGGATGAAAGCACGGCGGGAGAATGGCTTTGACCGCCCAGTAGGCCCAGTCTTTGTGCTTCTTGAACTCGCGGTGACGGAACATGTGCGAGCGCGTCCGGCCGTTCGGCCACAGCACCTTCGCCGGAAACGGAAGCTCAATGGCGATCGCGTGTGGGGTGGTTGGGTGGGGAGGCATTATGATGACTTCCCAAAGGGTTGGGCGATTGCCGTTCCGGCACCGCCGCTTTCGTCCTGCGGATCGAGCCCAAGAGGTCTCGCCGCTTCGCGCTTCAATCGGCTATCGCTGGAGGAAGCCGCTTCCTGAAACCGCCGGTCATAGCCGATCATGCAAGGATGTTCGGGCCTGCCCGGCTTGGTTATGCCCAACGTGACGAAACGGGCGTTCGGCGACTTTGAGCGGCCCGTCAGCCAGCCCGAAAGCGGCGGCCCGCCGTTTCCCCATGCGAGCAGGATCGTGCGCCGCTCGCCTGCCGGGACGTGCTCAATGAAGGCGCGGATGATCGGCGAACAGTGGCGGCTCTTTGGCCAGCCGCGCTTCTTTGCGACCGTCTGATTGGTTGAGCGCCAGTCCGAGAGGTTGGCGACGGCGACACCTCCGAAGCCGTTCTGCCGCGCGAACTGAATGACCTTCTTCATGGTCTGGTCGTCAACGAAGGCCCGCGCCACGCTCGGATTGAGCATGATGACGTAAAGGATCGGGAGCTCGGAATTCCAGCGCCAGACAAGGAGGTGCCGGAATTCAGGCTCTTCATTGTCGTTCGCGGGCTTCGACAGGATCGCCGTGCCGTTGCGTTCGTCTCGGAAGCAATGCTCGATTAGCACGCTTTCTTGATCGTAAATGCCAAAGTCGGCTAGCGTGAAACCGTAGAGCGCGCTCACCGTATTTGCGCCTGATTGAAGCCCGTAGGGCCATGACCGCGAAGCAGGGCATGGCGCGAAGCACGAAAGCAGGTTGCCCGCTCGCGGGCCGCCCGTCTTTGTCCCCTCTTCACAGCCTCCCCATGCACCTTACGGGCTATGCGATGACGGTAGCAGCCTTCCTCGATTGACTCGTCCAGATGGATGTAATCGATCAGGTCGGGCGATGCCTCCTTTGGAGGCCCGCGCCACTCATGAACGGAGCCCGTCTGCGCGGTCTCCGCCCGCTGGGTGAGTGTCGCTATCGCGGTCACCAGCCCACCCACGCAAGACTGAGCCGCGCTCCGCTCGCGGTCCAACGACAGCGACTTAGGCAGAGTGTGAAACCGGCAAGGCGTAACAGGGGCTGAAAGACCGCTGCGGCGGCATACCACCACGAGCAGAAGGGGTTTTCACACCGAACATGTCGGCCGCTGAAGCATTTGTGTTTCATGCCGCAGCCGCCTCGAATTTCTCTGTCTCGTTTCCCCAAACCGTCCAGCTCCCTCGCCTGAACGACTTCCGTGCCGCTCCATGTCTCGAACCGCCACGGCGGATCGGCATAGATCACCTTGAAATGCCCTCGCGGCAGCTCGGCGAAGGGATCGCTCACTTCCGCACCGCCCGAGCCTTCGACTCGATCCGCAATGCCCGCTCGGCGAGCTTGGCGTGTTCCATGGGAATGACGTTGGTTCCGCCAGGGCTATCCGGGGCCGTCGCCTCAAGGTAATCGCTTGTAAATCCGGCCGTTTCGCGTACAAGTTCGTCAAGGGCGCCGTCGCCGCTATCGTCCGTTCCGATGTGCCGCGCGAAGGGGTGCAGAACGAGGCTCAGCAGGTGATCCGGCACCCCTGCCCGCCCAAGCGCGCCGAGCGCCCAAGCTGGCATTGTCGTCCCGTCCTTCCAGCCTTGGAGGGTGGTTTTCGGGATGCGCGTTTCGAGATGCAGCGCTCTGATCGACAGGCCATGATCGCGCTCGGCAAGCCGGAACATGCGTTCCTGCGCTGAAACGGAATTGCGTGCGAGGCCGAATAGATTACACACGATTCCGTTGATCCTTCGCGCTACTTCTGGTCCCATGAACGGGGCTATCCAGGATGATGAAGATGCGCGGCTCGGCGATTTCGACGTGCCGCCTCAGCGTCCGCTCACTGACGAGCCCTATTCCGGGCATGTCGTAGGAGGCGTCCCAATCGGGCTGATCGTCGCTCGGATTGTCGAGCGGCTTGGACCGTCCGAAAAATCCGCGGACTTGGGAGAGGAGGGACATTCAGGCGTACTCCCGCTTGGGGCAGAGAGCCCATTTGCAGGGGGAGATGCGGTAGTCACAACAGGCCGAGCACTTGGTTGCGCGCGACGGCTTGGCGGGGCGTCCTTGGTTGCGCGGCGCGACGGCTACAGTGCCGGATTGCGGGTGGCGCGGGTGAGCGACGCCCGAGTGCGACCGCGTCAGTTGAGGCTCATAAACCTCGCCGCCGATACAAACGAACTCAGCGCAGGTGCGGTGTCCCTTGAACGGCATGTGACCGATGGCGGCGGTAGGCATATCTCAGCTTCCCGTATCGCAACCGAGCGCCGTCAACAGCGCCTCGTCGTAGCAGCCCATACAATCTTCGAAGCCGAAGCGCTCATGCTCGCACCTTTGGTCGCGCCGCAGTCCTTTGTCCGGATAGCCGCGCTGGATGACGGAGCGAACGGCCGCGATTTGGCCGCGCAAGCGCTCGATTTGCAACGCCGCCTGCTCTTGTATCTCCGCGTCCTTGATCGCTGCATGGTCGCGGTTGAAGCGAGCGCGACCATGCAGGCGCGCTACGATGTCGTTGCTGACTTCGCGCGAAGGATCGAAGCCCGTCAGGGTGGAGACCTCTTGGGCTCCATCGGAGACGAGAGCCTGTCCCGAAGGGCGCGCCCGGCCTTCACCGCCTATCCCCCTCCCCTGTGCGGACGCGCTCATGCTGCTGCCTGTGCGGAATTGACCAACCGTAAGGCGCGAGAAGGTAAGGCAATTTCCGCTTTGGCATTTGTGACAGTGCGGTTACGCTCCGAAATGAAGTCCGAATCGGCCAAGTCGGGCTTGGGAGTGCATGCTTTATGCCTGGACGAGAGAGAGAGCCGGAGCGAGGAGACGAGCCGGACACGCCCATTCTGTTCCTCCGCGTGCCGCCCGAATTTCACGAACACGACAGCGTTTTTACAGTCACCTTCATCTCGGGCGGGAAGGTCTATCGGGCCGCCTGCACGCCGCATATTTATCTGGCCGCGCTGGAAGGGGCGCACCGCTGCTACGACGCTTGGGACGCCGAGAACAAAGCGGCTCAGGGCATCCGCTCGACGAAGCCCAAGAGGAAGCGATAGGGCGTTCACGCGGCGCGCTCCTGCGGTTCCTCTTTCGCCCATGCGGACATCGGGATCAGCCCCGCCGTCTCGCGCTCGATCCGCAATGCCATGTCGAGCGATGGCCGCAGCTTGCCATTGAGGATGCGGTGGAAATTACCTTTGTCGCAGCTCACCCGGCGGGCCATTTCGGCGTTCGGGATTTTGGCGGCGGCGATCCAGGATTTCAGGCGGTCATGAGGCTCCATGAACGAGGTTGTATGTGATACAAGGCCCGAATGCAAGCCTTCGTTGTACAGCCGCCGCTCGTCCGTTGTATCGATTCGCGCGACAATGGGGCATGGCGAAGAAGCCCCGCTTTCGACTGACCTTTATCCGCCAGTGGCGCCAGCATCGCCATATGTCGCTCGAACAGCTTGCCGCTCGCATCCCCATGGACAAAGGAAACCTGAGTAGAGTCGAGCGCGGCCTCTTGCCCTATAATCAGGAGATGCTAGAAAGACTTGCCGACGCCCTGAACATTGACGCGGCGAGTCTTTTGATCCGCAACCCTAGTGAGCCGGAAGCGATCTGGAGCCTTTGGGATCGGGCCAAGCCCGGCGTCCGCCGCCAGATCGCCAGCGTCGCCGAAACCCTAATCCGCACCGGCACCGACAACTAGGCCCATCGGCCGTCACGCAACAAAGTTGCTCCTGATACAAAAATAGCGCTTGCGTCCTATGTTGTATCTGTTACAACAGGGCTTCCACAGGAGGCCCGAATGTCAGCACCCGCAGATCAAACCAGCCTGAAAATGGAGCCGGTCGAATTTTGGTTCGTGTGGACCAAGAAGGGGCGGGTGCCGCGCAACGCGCACAACAACGCGGAGAGCGCTGAGAAGGAAGCGACGCGGCTGGCGGGCCTGAACCCCGGCAAGAAGTTCATCGTCCTGCGTGCCTACGCCAAGTTTAGCTGCGCCCCGGCTGTCGAAGCCGAACCGGTCGCGGAGGCCGCGTGATGGCCGACGATGGCGTTCGAGAGATTCACGGCGTGACCGCCAGCAATCCCACCATCCGAGAGGTAACTCTTCGCGAAATGGGTGACAACGTCGAGATCGACCTTCGCGGCAACACGTGTTGCTACGTGTCCGCAGCTCGCGCCCGCCATCTCGGCCTCAAGTTTCTGCGCCTCGCGCGCCGGATCGAACATCGCGCTCAGGAAGCCGCCTAGCCACCCCCGACGAGGGGATGATGAGATATACCTTGTGGGAGATGAGATCGTGACCGCCAAGCCAATTGAAATCGACCTGAGGCGCGACCTGCCCAAAGTGCGCAAGCAATGGGCGAAGCTGGCGGCGCTCTGTCCCGAAAGGCCCCGTCGCTACGACGCCCCATGCGCGATCGGGTCCATGATGCCCAAGGCGCGGCGAGAGAGGATCGAAGGCCAGGCCGCTAGGGTCAGAGCCCTTTGCGATGAAGGCAGCATCGTAATCCCCCCCGATCAAGTCGCTGACGCCGTCTGGCTGCAAGACGCCTTCGACTGCGGCTCCGTGGAGATATTCGAGGAAAGGCTTGCGCGCGTCGAAGCCAAGTATCTCGCGCGTGTCGGGTCATGACCATGGGGAGGGATATCAAGGACTTAGGGCGTTCCGGCGCTGACGCGCCGTCGCTCAGCCAGCCTACGGCCTCAGCCGCCGAAGAGGCGTCTTCGTGCAAGCATGGCATCGCTAACGCGGAGCTTGCTGACATCGCCCGCCGCAATGCTGGCGAGCCGACGCTGATCGTCTACGGCGACGGGAACTGGGCCGTCCTTGGCGCCGCCGATCTGACGTACGAAGAGGCCGTCGTTTTCTCCGTTCCACTTCGACTGCTGCCGTCGTTCTCTGCTGGCCAAGCTGACGCCTTCGGCACGGCCGCGCAGATTGCTGAGGGCGATGAATGGTTTCACCGCCTTGGGAGCGACGTTCAGGACCTCGCTGACAACTTCCGCCGACTTGCGCGCGTCGCTCGTGGCGACTCCCAACAGGAGGGGTTGTGAACGGACCACGGAAATCGCGCGCGTCAGGAATCGAAGCGGCCAATGTGCTGGACCGCGAATGGCAGCCAATCGAAACGGCGCCGAAGGATGGGACGGAAATCGACCTTTGGACCGCTGATGGGTCATGGGGCCGAATCCCTGACTGCAAGTGGCGCGGGAAAGGCGAAGACGCCTGTTGGTACACACGAGGCGATCGAGGGTGGGACCCAGTCGGAGGGTTTGTCCTGACCCACTGGATGCCTCTCCCCGCTCCACCCGAGTCCGGCAAATGATCCGCCCCTCTCCTGCCGATATCGCCGCAGCCACGACATGGATCGATGACCACTATCGGCTGACTGTCGATGCAACATGGTTCGCAAGGCATCGGGCATCGCTGATCCGAACGGCGGCAATGCTCGAAATGGGGAAACGACAGGATCGCGAACACAAAGAGCAGTTCGCTCCGAAGCAGAGAAGGAAAGCAGCATGAACACGGAAACCGGGCGCGTGCCTGACGGCACCGGGCTCTCGCAAGCCGAGCCCCAAGAAGGTCTCGGCCGTTCCGGCTTCGATCCCTCGCGCGATGGTCTGGAGATGGTGGCGCGAGCGCTATGGCTTGCCGCTGCGTCTTGCCGAGACAAGGAGGGCGTCTGGCTTCGGCTGTCCGATAATGACCGCTGGCCATATATTCGCGGCGCGTACGCGGCCATCGCCGCCCTGCGCGCAATGGGCGCCGTCAAGGCTGGCGCATGGTGCTTCCACGCCGCGCGGGTTGCTCAAGTGGCTAAGCAACGGGCCGTCTGGGCGCTTGGGGGGAAGGATTTCCACCTAGGCGACGACGAGATTTTTGTCGCCTGTCTCGACGCAATAGCGAGCCGCGATACGGATGGAAGCCCGGAGGGGCCAGACCGGCACGGGCTGGACGGCGAAGCCGCGACAGCCGGGGCCGAAGGCATCGCCCGAGGTCCACTGGCATGACCCCCATCTCCGCCCTCCGATATCGTTCGACTGCCACAAAGGCTGGGCGCATCGGCTTCGCCGACCGCGTCACTCAGGCTGCGCCCCGAGCCGCAAGAGCGTCTCGGCCTTCGGTGAGTACCGCATTGCGCGCCGCTCTCCGCGACGGACCCGGCCTCGCCTTCATCGCCCTGTTCGCTGTGTGGATGCTGTTATCATGAGCGGCTTCGACAAATGGCAGGACCGCTTGGTCGCTGGCGAAAAGCCGAGCGTCGAGAACTTCGCCGCGACGGCCCTGACCGACCTGCCGCGCGTCACCATCCGCCCGCGCCGCCTCGATTTCCGCGCGTGGGGCTTCAAGTCTCAGGCGGAGATGGACGCGGCATTTGAGGGAGACGCGCCGTGAACCTGAACGATCACGCCTTCGTCCGCGACGTGCAGCCTCTCGATCCCGACATGATCGAAGACGGCTGCCAGTTCTGCTTCCAGCCTCGCGTCAAATGCCGGTGCGACATGGATGACCTGCTGCCCGCCTACCAGGGCGCTTTCGATACCGAAGGGAGACATTGAGATGGCCACCGCTGCCAAGCCTGACACCCTCGCCGCCGCGATGGCGCGAGCATTCGCCGAAATCGAGGGCGCTACCAAGTCCGCGACCAATCCGCACTTCAAGTCGAAATATGCCGATCTCGGCGCGGTGATCGATGCCATCAAGCCCGCCTTGATCGCGAACGATCTCTTCTTCACGCAAGCCTCGCACGTCGCGGAGGACGGCGTTTGCGTCGAGACGGTGATCCACCACCAGGGCGGCGAGACGCTGAGCTGCGGCAAGCTGTACGTCCCGGCCAACAAGCGGGATGCCCAGGGCTTCGGCTCCGCGCTCACCTATTGTCGCCGCTATGCTCTCATGACCGCGTTCGGCGTGCCTGCGGAAGACGACGACGGCAACGCTGCGTCCAAATCGGCGCCCGCGAACGACTATCGCAACGGCAACGGCAACGGCGCGAAGGATGCCCCATTCCCGCAAGGCCCGGCGAAGAACAAGACGGACCTGAAAACGCAGGGCCGCGAGCTGTGGCGCCAAGTCGAAGGCTGCGGCGATTCCGGCGAACTGGACGCGCTGCTCGCCAGCCACACGGCGCTGATCAAGCAGCTCCAAGAGGCCCTTCCCGATTGGTGGAGCGGCGGATCGAAGGATGGCGAGCCTTACGATGGGCTCGGCACCGTGATTGCGAGGAAGCAAACCGAACTCGCCGCCGATGCTGCCAATGGCGACTGGCGCGAAAACCCCCTGATCGGAGGCTGAAAAAGTGACGCTCTCCGAACGAGGACGCCTTGGCGCGGAAGCCAACCGGCGCGAGGCTCGGGAACGGGCTAGGCGGGTCGCTGAGCGCATCCGTGAGGGCGAATGCCTCAAGCGCGCCGCCCATGAGGCCGGGGTCTGCTATTGGACCGCTCAGACTTATCGGAAGCGGTTTGCGGAGGTGTTTTCGTGAAGCTCGCCCGCTCCGCCATCAAGCCTCGCAAGCAAAACGCGCCGCGCCCCGCGTGGAAGGTGGCAGACGCCTTCCGCCAGTGGCTCCGAGGGCGCCCCTGCGCCTGTTGTAGGGCCAATGCGGACTGCGGCGGTCCGATGGTGGCCGCGCATGTCGATTATGCCGCCAAGGGGACGCGGGACGCAAAGGGCACAGCGAGCAAGGTAGCGGACCGCTGGAACATTCCCCTCTCGGACAACTGCCACCGCCTTCAGCATTCAAAGGGCTGGCCGTGGTTCGAGAAGAACATTCTCGGGCGCCGGGCCGATACGCTTGCCGCCGCTTACTGGAACGTCTGGCCCGGTCGGATCGCGTGGGAAAGGAAGCAGGCAGCGCCATGACCGGCCAGACCATCATCCTCTACGGCCCCCAAGCCCGTAGCGAGGCGCGCCGGCTGATCGACCTGGCCCCGCCTCGAGCGATCGTGAACATCCGTCCTGAGAAGCGGACGTTGGCGCAGAACGACAAGCTTTGGGCCATGCTCTCCGATGTGTCGCGGGCCAAGCCTGACGGGAGGATGCACACCCCCGAAGTCTGGAAGGCGCTGTTTATGTCGGCGTGCGGCCACGCGGTGCAATTCGAGACCGGGCTGGACGGCGCGCCGTTCCCGGTCGGCTTCCGATCCTCACGGCTGAGCAAGTCCCAAATGATCGACCTGATCGACTTCATCGGAAGCTACGGCGCCGCGCACGGTGTCGAGTGGTCTGAGCCTGCGAAGGAGGAAGCCCATGCGTAGCTACCGCACCTATCTCCGCAGCGTCGGTCGCAAGTCCATCGGAGGGCTCAAGCTGCGTACCGAAAAGCGTCCCGGAGATGTCGAGATCATCCGCGATCCCAAAACAGGAGAGTGGATCAAACATGTTCATGAAGGTGAAGCGGCATGAGTAGCGAGATGATCGAACTGGCGGCGAGGGCGCTTTACGGGCGCGAGGCAGAGCGCGAGCGCCAGACCGCAGAAATTCTATCCGACGCGGCCCGCCGGAATATCCCGTCGGACATGGAGCCTTGGGAGGAGTGCGCGAAAATGTATCTCGGCGATGCCCGCGCCGCCATCCTCGCCATTGAGCAGGGCGGGTACGTCATAGTGCCAAGAGAACCGACGCCCGAAATGGTGGCCGCGACGCTGCCGATGGCGGCCCAGCCGACGCGCCAGCAGGTCGCCATTGCGAAGCGAGCGCTGGCGCTCCTTCCGCCGATCCGCGTCGAACAGTATTTTCAAGGCGAGACAGCGGCGGCTGAACTTGTTCGCGATTGGCAGGCCATGATCGACGCAGCCGGGAGGGCGGCATGATGGGTTCGCCCACAGATTCAGGGCGCGTGGCTTCGCCAAACCGGCTCTCGTCTACGACCGAGCCTGCAAGGGCAGTCTCGGCCCTGGCGGGCTTCGATCCGGCGCGCATCGAACGCCGCCGCCAGTTCCTAATCGACTGGTTCAGTGGCGAGGCCACTACCTTCGCCGACCGCAACGGCGCTTGGACAGTCGTGGACTTCCTCAACGAGATGGTCTGGCAAGATGTTGACGCACTTCGAGCCCTGATTCGCGCGCGCTTCGCCGTGAAGGGACAGCCATCGCAGTTCGCGGCCGGCTGCGGACTATGCGACGAGACCATGCTGTCGTTTCTCCGTGGCGCGCGAGACCCCGCCGACGACCTGCTTTCCTGTCTCGGCTGGGAACGCAAAACCTTCTACCGCCATGTGGATCCTTGCCCCTGCTATAATTGCACCCGCGCACTGGTGAGGCGAGACCCGCATCCAGAGGCTCGATCGCCGCTCCACAATCGGCTGTCGCGCATGTTTCTGTGCGAGACGTGCGGAAACAAGCGCTGTCCGCACGGGGCTGATCACAATCTGTCCTGCACCGCCAGCAATGAGCCTGGGCAACGCGGAAGCCGATACGAAGACGCGCCCACGCTCCGCGATAGCGATGGTCCCCGAATGGCCGAGACGAACGAAGATTCGGCTCGGGGCGAAGCCGGACCAGCGCGGGCCGAAGGCATCGCCCAACCTTCCCCCTCTCCCCCATCGGAGTCCCTATAATGGCCGACCTGTTGCCATGCCCGCGCTGTAACGGCGCGATGAAGATCGTCAGCGATGGAGAGCCGATGCCATTCTACTCCGTGGATTGCTCAGCATGCCCGCTCAGCTTTTCGGACGGCTTCCTTTCCCCAAATATCGCGACAGCCGCCTGGAACAACCGCCCCACCCCTCCCCATGCCGATATAGACAGGATCAGGGAGCTATTCGGGCGCATCCTGCCAATCGAGACACGCGACACGCCGGATTATGCTGAGCTGACATTCGGCGACCATTCAACGCAGGCGATGACGATGGACCCGCAAACTTGGCGGGAAATAGGTGACGCGCTCCCCGCCCTCCTCTCCGAATATCGCGCCCAGAGCGACTATGCGCGCGGGATCGAGGACGCGGCGGAGGTGGCGAAGCATGAGATGCAAAACTGCGTGCGCCGGCAGCGCGAACGCCCAGAGGAAAATGAGCGACACGCAACGGCAGCGGCCTCCGCAGTCTGTATTTTGCACGGCATCCTCGATCTCGCGGAGACCGCCCGCCAGCCTGAAATAGTCGAGTTGGTCCGCAAGATCGCCGCTGGGGAATTGGAAAGCCAGGACCAGGTTCGCGCCCAACGCCCCCGCGCGGACGACGAACAGGCCAACGAGCGCCGACGCAGGCTCGCCGCCGACCTCAAGCGCATTCATTCCGAATTCGAGTTCACCGCGACGCGGGTAGGCGATCCCGGCTGCGAGGTACGCAACCACGCGACTGAAAATGCGGCGGTGATCGAAGTCGTGATGCGGGAAATCGGCGAATTGGATCGCGCCCAGAGCGTGGAAGGAGCGGACCGTGGCTGACCTACTGACAAGAGGATTTGAAGCACAAGCTAGGGCTCTTCGCGAGTTCGGATATTCGGGCGTCAAGCCTGAGCAAATCGCCGAAGCTCATCGCAAATGGCTTGCAGGAGAGGCGATGGGCAACATCATCGAAATGATGAGCGAGAGCGCGTTCAACGAACACCCGGAGATCTTTGGCGAAAGGCCGGGTGATGCCTGATCCCAAAGTGGAAGGAGCGAGTGCCATCATTCGCGACAGCGAGGGCGTGGCTCACATATTGGGCCTATCCGGTGGCGACGATAGCACTCTGCTTGCCTTCCTCATGAAGGAGCGCGAGCCTCGGCCCTATAACTATCTTTGCACGCCAACTGGTAACGAGCTTCCAGCGATGTTCGAGCATTGGGCATGGCTCGGGTCGGACAACGCGCTCGGGCGGCGCCTGATCCCGATCATCGCCGGTACGCTGAAGAGCGTCATCCGCCAGCAAAAAATGCTCCCCAACTTTCGCGCGCGGTTCTGTACCCGCATCCTCAAGATCGAGCCCTACGAGCGGTTTCTGATGGAGGAAGTCCGCAATGGCCCGATCGTTTCCTATGTTGGGCTCAGGGCTGACGAGGAGGCCCGCGAGGGAGGGATTTACAGCCACATAGACGGCGTCCGACAACGATTCCCCCTTCGCGAATGGGGTTACGATGATCCGATGGTGCTGGCCGAGCTTGCCGAGCGCGGCATCGTCATTCCGCCCCGAACGGATTGTGCGCTCTGCTATCACCAGCGGATCGGTGAATGGTACACGCTTTGGCTTGAGCATCGCGCTTTGTTCGAAGAAGGGATAGAGCTAGAGGACGAGCAGCGCGCGACGTTCCGCACCCCAGGCCGCGACAGTTGGCCGTCCGGCCTCCGTGAGATGGCGGCCGAGTTCGAAGGCGGTCGCATCCCGACGATCAGCCTCAACCGAATGAAGCGCGAGCGCATGTCTGCTGGCGGTTGCCGGGTCTGTTCGCTGTGATTGTCATGACCCCCAATCCCAAAGTGGCGGCGTTGAACGCATTGGCCGAACGGTGCGAGGCGGCGACCGGGGCGGATCGGGAGCTATTTGAGCAGGCGTGGTTGGCTGTTTTCATCAGGACCGGCGGTGACCTTAATATCGCCAACTGGCCCGCGAGCCTAAAGGAAAGGTGGGACCGGTTTAGCGCCCTTCTCGACGCCGGAGCATATCTCGACGCCGCGATGACGCTCGTGCCGGAGGGGTGGTCGAGGCGTACCGAGAACTGGAACGGCGTTGAGTCTGCCAAGCTTCAGCGTGGCGCCACTGTCGTTTCATCCGAAGCCGCCACCCCCGCGCTCGCTCTCACCGCCGCTTGCCTACGCTCCATCGCCCATCTGGAGGACAGTCATGGAAAATAAGATGCAAGACACCGTTTTTGACGTTCGAGATCACAACGCCAAATTGACCATCTCGCAACTTGCAGAAGCGCTCTATGAGGGAACGCCGCACCTGCAAAACCTAGCTGAAAAGCTGGCGAGACAGCACGGGACAGCCGGGGCACTCACTTTTTACGGGATGATGGGTGACGACGTTCGCAATTTCTGGCGCGGGATCGCAAAACAGATGATCGACCATGCCGCAGAATGGCTCCCGAACCAAGGAAGCGGGTGTGTCTTGAGCGAAACCGAGCGCGCTCGATTGAAGCTATTGCCGCGCGTTCCAAATGAGCTGGAGGACAGTCATGGTTGAGCCCAAAGACGTGGCGGCGAAGGTGATGCCAGACTGCGATATTTGCGGTTGGCCATTCCATCAACATTCAGGCGGCTATCCGAACTTCTGCCCGATTGTCGCGACGTACCGGCCCGCCGAACCGCCGGAGCAAAAGCCATGACCTCACCCCCAAGGGATGCCGAGCAGCGGGCGCGGGCAATCGAAATGCTCGCCGACGAAATGAAGCGCGAGTGGATCGAAATATACCGGGACCGCGAAACCGGGAAGCCACCATCGGAGGAGTCGTGGCTGGAGCGCGCGAGGAACGCGCCAGCTTCCCTGCGCGCCATTCAACGCGCCCTCTCCCCGATGGGCGACGTGCGGGAGGCGCTGGAAGTCGCTGCGTTTGGACTGAGCGAGATGATCCGGCTTGCCGACATGGGCCTCGAGGAAAGCCTTAAGGAGCCGGAGGAGCGCGGCAATTACGCGACCTATAACCGGGCGGTCGAATGTCTAACAACGGTGCGCGCCACCCTCGCCCGCCTCAACTCCTCCCCATCCAGCGAGGGAGAAAACGAGTTCGTAGACGCGATCGCCAAAGCTGCCATCGCGTCCCGAGACCAGCAACTCGACCTCTACAGCAAGCGTGAGGAGGACTTGGCGCTCGCGCTCAACCTCGCGCTCGAATGGCTTATCAGGCGCGAGCCGGGCGACAGTCGCGCCGTATCTAATGAGTTTGTCGCGATGGCAGCAATTGAAGCTGGATTGACTGATGAGGCATGTCGTCAGGTCATCCGCGATGCACTCGCCCGCAAAGCTCTCGGGGAGACGGGTAATGTCTCGGGGAGGGAGGGGAGATGAGCTACCAGCGCCCGAGCGAAGGCCGGTTCTACATCTGGATGGGCGCGGACGGTCTGCATTTGATGGCGCCGGGCGTGGACATTGTTTTCAAGCACGGCGCGGCGAGCCGGGACAATGCAAAAGCCATGATGCGAGGCCTGTTCGATCTCCTCGCGGCTGAAGGCGTCGAAATCAAGGTCCGGCACGGTGAACCACAATTCAGCAAGAAGGACCGGCCATGACGCCCACTGACCAAATAGCGAGAGAGGCAGGCAATGTCG